AGCGAAGGTTTCCCATCCGCTCAAAGTTCTGCCCGATTGCCTGATAGATATTCAGCAGCACCGAGGAAACAAACGGCAGCCCCTCCAGCAACGACCTGCCCTGCACGCTCCCCGCCTTTGGGTTCAGCGCTGTGTACAGCACCCGCTCGGGATGAGCAAGCTCCACCGCTTCCCCCATCCGACTGTTGGCAAACAGCTTCACATCCAGCAGATTCTCCCCCTGTCGAATCAGGATGTTTTCCAGCGGCACATTGTACAGCACTGCGATTCCCTCCCTTTCACAGAAAGGCACCATCTCACCCACCGCATTGCCGTAGGTCAGCAGGTCGTCCAGATAGCTGTGCAGAAACTGCCGCAGTCCGCTTCCTCCTGCGCCCACCGGCACCTGACTGCACCATCGCCTCAGTTCCTCCTGTGCCTGCCAGTTGGAACATTCCAGTTCAAAATCCCCCACCAGCCGAATGATTTTCCCGATGGCTGCATCCACCAGCGGCACCGCCTGCCGGATCTGCTCAAACAGCCTGCGCTGTGCTTCGCTGCCCAGTCCCTGCGCCATCCGGCTTTCCGATAACCCCGATTGCACGCTCTGCGCACAAAACTGCACCGGCGGGCAGTCCTTTTTCTTTTTCTCTCTCCTACCCAATCCCCAGGACATCCTCTCTACCTCCTCTTGCTCTCATTTCTTTGCTGTGACAACGCAAAAAAGCCCTCCTTTCTTGCCCCTAACTGTCCCATCACAAAATATCGGATGTCATCCATCGCATGGTCGTTTTCCTTTACCGGGAACTCCCTTCCCTGCTCCTCGCTCCAGCGATAGACCCCAAATTCCCGGATGCTGTCGGCACACCCACTGCAAAACCGGATCCTTCCCTCATTGAGCATCGCCGCCGTCAGCTGGATGCCCTCCAGCACCCCGTTCTTTGCCGGCTCCACCCAATATCGCCCGTGCCGCCGGATGCACGCAATAAA